TCCCAATAGGCAGAATCAGTAAATGCAATTGTTTCTACAAGAGTATTTACCGAAGCAACCCTACCATATGCGCCGCTATCCTGACCAGTAATTGTATTTCCAACTTGAAATGATCCATTGACATGCTGACAAGTAACTGTTGTGCCATCAACAAGTGTGACAAATGCATAGTTAGTGCCATTTACTTGAATTTCTTCTCCAACTGTAAAGTTTCCATTGACAGTTGCCAAAGTCATTGTCACAATTTTATTTGTGTTTGTGATATCTGAGTCAGCTTTTATTTTATATTGATTTACATTTCCATTAATATCTAAAATTGGATCATAATATTTCATAAAACGAGGAATTAATGAATTATATGCCGAAACGCTGATGCGTGTATCGCTATTGTATATAGTTCTATAATAGACAATCTTTCTCATTGCCTTTACAGTGCTGCCGTACTTATTGATTATATAATTATTAAAGTTTTCTTCAGTCATAGTCATTGAATAATATGGATCGATTGTATTATTTGACATCCATATCAGCCATGTGTAATTAGGACTATCATAATAATGTTGAGATAGCGTATCAGCACGATCAGTTTCATCCATGATATATGGATAAAATGCTGTCTTATTTTTCATAGTACTATTAGATAGCTTTGCACGAGCTAGCAAGTTCTTTGCTACCTGACCATTGTAAATGATTGTTGGAATTTTGTTAAAATAATTCATTTATAGTTGCCACCCAGCCGTGTTTGAACTAAATTTTTCTATACTAAATGCTGACGCAACATCAGCAACAGTTTCTCCAATTGCCTGTATTAAATTAACGCCTTTTCTATCACTTCCCCAATCGCTTGAAAGCATATATTCAATTTCACTAAATCCAATTGAAATTCTAATAGCAACAGGCATAGTATTTTTAAAGAAGCCAGGCGCATTTGACGGATTATAATCTACGCTCACATTATTCATTACGCACTTTTTAATTTTGATAATGCCATTTTCACCCCATCCCCAATCACCAGATGGATTTACTCCGTCCCATGGGAAAAAATTTATTTGTACTATGTCTGGATAGTTAAGAATTGCGCCTGATTGAGTTATTTTATTTGATGGTAATGATGCTTGCTTAAGAACCTTGATGATAGTTTGTATATTTGCACTTTCATTTTCTCTTGTTGGAAAAAATGTCCATGTTAATTGAAATTCACGGAGATTTGGGCCTTGAAAAGCAACAGATGGATTTGGGTTTGGCGCAGCCTTAACTAATTGTTCAAATGCAGTTTGAATTTTATCAGCAGGAAAAGCATTTTCTGCGCCTTGCTGAACTGCTCCACCTAATATATCGCCCAATGAAGCAGTTCCACCCATTGCTTCTACTGCCGTGCCGACAGCAGCGCCAGCACCTTTACTAAGTAATCCTGATGCAAATGCACCAACATTTCTTCCTGCAATACCAGCAAATCCACTACCAACATTTCCATTGACAAAATCACCAACAGAATCTAACTCAACCCCACTATATTTTACAGAAGTATCATCATGCAAAATATCTGGTAATGGTAAATTAATCATTGTTTTTATTTGCCATTCAGATGGTTTAAATGGAGTTGGTCTTAAGTAAGGACCAATACTCAGGCGGCAATAATATTTGCCAAGCATTGAGTTTTTTGGACCTTTTGGAGGATTGTCATCAGGAGAAATTGTTATTGCCATCTTATATCGCCGTAAATGAAATAAATTCTTGGTTGCTCTTTGCATTAGCAACCTTAGTCTGTGGATTAGCATCATTCATATAAGACTGTGCACTTTCATTACCTGTTCTGCGAAGTGCAGGAAGACCGCCAGCAGCAACCCTTGATGGAGATTTGCCAGCAATTGCAAAGTATTCATCTGATGAACCTGATAGAATAGTATCAGTTTTTTGTGTTGAGAATGCTTCTACACTATCAAATGATGCGCCAATATTAAATAGTGATTGTGCTGTATTCTTAGCAATAAGTTGTGCATTACGTGCACCACCAGAAATAGCAGTAGTTGTTGCGTTGTCAACTACACGTCCTGTAAAACTTTTTGATGTGCTTTTGACAAAATTGCTTACATTGAAAGCCATTGTCTAATCCTTAAAAATGTTTGATAAATATACTCATGATGTATTTATATGACTTTTTTAGAAGTCAATAAAATAAATGGAAGTAATATGGCATATAAAGGACCGTTTCAACCAAAGAATCCAGCTAAATATAAAGGCGACCCTACTAAGATTATTTATCGTTCGCGCTGGGAATTAATGGTGATGCAAAGACTTGATAGTCATCCTGATGTTTTACAATGGTCTTCTGAAGAAGTTGTAATACCATATGTTAGTCCTATTGATAATAGATATCATAGGTACTTTATGGACTTTTATATGAAGCGTAAGAATAAACAAGGTAAGATCGAAGAAATATTGATTGAAGTCAAGCCTCTTGCTCAAACAAAGCCACCTACTGTTCAGAATAAACCAACAAAGCGTTATATTACTGAAGTTCAAACATGGGGTGTCAATTCCGCTAAGTGGGAGGCGGCTCGTGAATACTGTAAAGATCGTGGATGGCAATTTCAGATCATAACCGAAAAAGAATTAGGACTGACCTTTTAGGAATTTAAATGGCAAACATTTTTGATAAAGTATTGGACGATGGCGTAAGACGTGGGGTGATTCCTGCGAAGACTGAGGCTGCTCGTAAATGGTACAGAGATGCTGCACAGGAATATACTCGCTATCGTGGCGAAGTAGGTCTTATGCGTTCAAATACCAATCGTCTTACTAGGCGTATTAGACCAGGCAATATGTATATGTACTTCTATGATGCCAAGACAAAGGATGATCTACCATATTGGGATAGATTTCCAATGATATTTCCATTTCGTGTACAATCGGATAGATTTTGGGGCATAAATCTCCATTATCTTCCTTTGCTATATCGTGCTAAGCTAATGGATGCTTTGTATCAAACTAGAACAAATAGTCGTTATGATGAAACAACAAAACTTCGTATTAACTATCAAATTTTACAAAGTGCTGCAAAATTTAGATACTTTGAGCCTTGTGTCAAGCAATATCTTTTCTCACAGATGAAATCACAATTCTTTTATATACAGCCTGAAGAATGGGATGTTGCTCTATTCCTACCACTCGAAAGATTCCAGAAAGCAACTAAAACACAAGTATTTGCTGAATCAAGAAGAAAGATTGCTGGAGGAGGCAGATAATGCATAACATTAAGGACTTCAGATCAGAAATTAATAAAAACGGCATAATAAAACCTAATAGGTTTATGGTCGATTTTAGACCACCAAAAACATTAGAAGGTAGATCAACTAAAGAAGTTATATTGCGTTGTGAAGCACTTCAATGGCCCGGCGTATCATTTACTACATTAGATGCGCCACCAAGAGCAGGATATGGTGCAGGTGAAGTCATTCCTTTTGCTCCAATTTTTGAAGATATTACATTAAGCTTTATTGTCGATAAAAATTCAGATATACATAAATTCTTCTTTAATTGGATTAATAGTGTAATTAATCTTCGTAGTGAAGGGCAATCAAGATTTAAAGATGGCGCATTTGAGCTTGGTTATAAGGATGATTATTCAACTGACATAAATATCAGCGTATATAACGAAACTGGAACCTCAAATGAAGGAGGCGATAGTCCTATGATGGCAACTCTTTATAGAGCATATCCAAGGGCATTGCCGGGGTTTGATTTGAATTGGAATATTACTGATGAAATGTTGAGATTGCCAGTTCAGTTTACATATACTGATTATTTTATTACGTATCGTTCAGACACTCCTGTGGCACAAAAAAATGAACCGAAAATGACAACTCAACAATCACTACCAGCAAAAACACCATCGGTTGGAACTGGTGCACGATTACCACCTCCATTTGAAGGTGGCGGCGGTAGCTTTGGCGGTGGCGGTGCTAGTGGAAGTTTTTAATTAAAAGTGAGGAAAGATTATGACATTACCTAAAATACAAAAACCATTATTTGATCTATTTGTACCATCAATGAATAAGTCAGTAAGAGCACGTCCATTTGTCGTGCGTGAAGAAAAAATTCTATTGACTGCCCAACAATCTGGTAACGAAAAAGATATTGTCCTTGCAATCAAGCAAGTTTTAAACAATTGTATTGTTGATGAATTCAATGTTGATGATTTGGCTACATTTGATTTGGAATATATGTTTCTTAAGTTACGTTCACGTTCAGTAAGTAATGTGATTGATGTATCTTATCGTGATAACGAAGATGATAAAGTATATGATTTTCAAATCGACTTAGATGAAGTCGAACTTAAAATTGAAAAGGATATCTCAAACATCATCAAGGTCACTGATACCATTGGTATTAAGATGAAGTATCCATCAGTCACTATTCTTGATAATGTTCCAGAAACTGATAATACTAGTGATATAGTTGATTATCTTATCAAGAGTTGTGTTGACCAGATTTTTGATGAAGATAGTGTATATCCTGCTAGTGATCATACAGACGAAGAACTTAATGAGTTTCTTGATAGTATTGATATTGAAACATTTAATAAAATTCGTGATTTTTTTGAAAATCTTCCGCAAATGTACCATAAGCTTGAATATACCAATTCTAACGGCAATGTTCGCACAATTGAACTTACTACGTTAAGTGATTTTTTTATCTGTGGCTGAGCCATAATACTCTTACAAACTATTATACAACTACGTTTGCATTGGTTCAGCACCACAAATATTCTATTACTGAAGTTGAAGATTTGATGCCTTATGAAAGAGATTTGTATGTAGATATGTTATTAATACATCTTGAAAAAGAAAAAGAAGAGATGAAAAAGGGATAATATCACTTGGCTGAAAAATCTGGCCCTAAAAAACCTAAAATGGATCGTAATAGCCCTGAATACAAGGAAAAACTTGAAAGCAGGGTGAAAAGACGTGACGATTATAGGAAAAAAAGAGATAAGAACAAACTAAAAAAGAATTTTGCTGAGCGTATGCTGGGCGCGTATGGGTTTGGGGAAGAGAATTTTAAAAAAGGCGGTCTTATTAAAGGCAAGCTTGGTTTGTTTGCTGGTGCTATGCAGCAAGGAAGAGAAGAAAGCGATACTTTTGCTCAACCTAAAATGGAAACTCCAAAGGTTGAACGCGAAAAACAAAATCCTAATATTTCAGTAATTATGGAGCAATTAAATTCTTTAATTGAAGTTGTCAAAAAAATTGGTATAATTACTGAACAACAGCAAGAACAACTACAACAGCAATTTTCTCAAGCAGCGCGTAATTCTGAAGAAGCTTCCATGGAAAGAGGCAGTGGACCCAATGCATCTGGTCTTGGTGGACCTAATTTAAATTCCTTAAATGAAGAACTTGGCACTCTTATAGAGAAGTCACTTAGACCATTTAAAAAAATTATTGATGAAAAAGTCGAAGAACAAGAAGAAGAGCAGGGACCAAAAGGTTTCATGCAAAGACTTGCTGAAAATTATGGTGTTGGTGATGAATATGAAAAATTTGCAAAGCGTAGAGCTGCTAAAGCCGCCAGAATAAAAACAAAACCTGGTTATAAAAGAATTTTAGGCAGAGATGGTAGAATAACTTATCGTGGTCCAAATGGTAGAATAGTTTCTGCTGCTGATGCCATTGCTGAAAAATCAAGCAAACTTGCAAAAGTTGGCGGCATGGTTAAAAATGCTGGCGCAGGTCTTCTCAATATTGCCAAAAAAGCAACTAGTGGTGCTGGACGCATAGCATCAAAAATTAGTGGTGCTAGAATTGCATCAGGCATAGGTTCTGTAACAAAAAATATTTCTTCTTTGCTTGGTAAAGGTGTCAAAAGCGCAAATGTTGCTGCCAGTGCTGCAAGAAAAGTTGGTGCTTCTACTATCAAACGTATTGCTGGTCCAATCATCAAAAAAGCACTAGGCTCTACTGCATTAAAATCAATTCCAATTATTGGCGGTGCTGTTGGTGGTCTATTTGCTGCAAAAAAATTATTAGAAGGCGATCCTGTTGGTGCTGGTCTAGAAGCTGCATCTGGTCTTGGTGGTCCAATCACAGCTATTCCAGCGTTGGTTGCTTCTGCTTCACGTGATACCTATTCTTCTGTTTTTGATGTTCAACCAGAACAAGACCCAATGTTTGGCATCAGAATGAAGCTCATTACTGGTGTAATTGGTGGATTGGTAACTGCATATTTTGCATCAAGAATAGAAAAGAAGCCAACACCAACAAAAGATAACGTTGATAAAATTTCAATTCCACCAAAGCCAGCACAAAAAACTGCGGGACAAACTGCAACTGGTATGCCAGCAATTCCAAATGCGCCAGCACCATCTCCTGCTAAATCAACATCGCCTTCGACTCCAACTTCAACACCAACTCCAAATTCAACTTCGCCTTCTAGCACATCAAGTTCTGCCACAAAAAAAAGCACGTCTGAATCAAAAAAACAAGTTGCGGCTAGTAACGATAAAAATGATGCGGTAAAAAAGGAATCCAGTAAAGCTCAAAGTATGGTCAATAACGCTCCTAATACTGGTGCGGATATTTCTAAGATGACTGCTGAAGTTGAAGCTGCTGCAAATCAACCAAATGTTATTGATCTTGGTAGTAAGCGTCCATTACCTTCAAGTGCGCCACCATCAAAAAGTGGTGTGTCTGGTGCAGGAAATGTACCTGATCCAAGGTATTATGGTATGGGTGAAGTTTTCACACAAATATACTTTAACCCTAATCCGATTACGCTAACATGATAAAAGCACTAGAAAATATTGATGGAAATGAATTAAATAATCTGGCTAAAAAGACCAGTGTCATTCGTATGTCAAATCAAAATAAACAAGATTCTCAACAATATACTTTGACTAAAAAAACAACTGCTACTATGTCTAATAATTTTACAACACTTTATAATTCTTTTAATAAAATATTATCAAACACTAAAAATGTGAAAGAATTACAAAAAGTTCAGACAAAAATTAATCAGAATAAAAATATTACTATCATTGCTGCTCCTGTACAAATTATTGGTGTAGAAAAGTTAACTGGAAATATAAAAATTCTTGGTAAATATTTTGAAAACTTAGCCAAATTAATGAAAAAGCTTGACTTAAATCCAGATGAAAATGATCAGGATGAAGATAGCGGTGATGATACGACAATCATTGATGCTGATGAAAAAAAGAAAAAGAAAACTAAGGGCAAGAAAAAGGGAAGAGGAAAAACAAAACTAAAAGGCCGTGGGCGTGGTCTTGGTGGTAAAGCTCTTGGTATCTTTGCGGCTGGCATGGACATGTTTGATAGACTTGGTGATGGAGAAAGCATCACAGAGGCTGGTGTAGGCGTTGCTGGTGGCGTTGCTGGTGGTTTCGCTGGTGCAGAGGCAGGTGCTGCTTTAGGCGCTCTAGGCGGTGTCGCTGCGCCAATTACAGTACCTCTTGGTGGTCTTATCGGGGGTGCTATTGGTTATTTCGCTGGTGGAAAGATTGCAGATACAGCATATGATGCTGCCACAAAGGTATCACCTGCTGATAAGAGACTTGAAAGTGCTGCTGCTAAAGCATCTGTAGTACCTGCTAGACGTGAACCATCAGAAATTAGTAATAATAGTTATTCAAGTCGTTTTGCTGATTATCTTAGCGATACATTTGATAATGTAAAAAGTTATGTTAGTGGAATAATTGGATATGTTCTTGGTCCAGATAATGACGGCGGTGATGGTGGTCAACAAGGAATTCCATATGACCCGTCTGGTGGCCAATTAAGTGGTAACACCAAAGAAAATTTTGCCAACATAGTTACTAAGGCTGCTGCATTAGGTGATCCATATCCTGAAATTACTGCTGCTCAATGGGCATTAGAATCTGGTTATGGTAAACACATGCCAGAAGGATCAAACAACCCATTTGGTCAAATGGCTGGTAAAGGACAACCATATGTAGAGGCAAGAGACAATCATACAGGAAAGATTGATAGATATGTAAAGTATAATACTATTGATGATGCATTAAAGGCACATATAGAAAAATGGAATAAAAAAATTCCAGCGGGGCTTTCTCCAAGTG